GAGCGGGTACAATATCATTCGCTACACAGTCCGGCGGTTCACTTTCAGACCAAGGTGTAACAGCATCTGCGTCTGAACTCAATACACTCGACGGTATTACTGCTACAACGGCAGAATTAAACTACATGGATGGTGTAACGTCTAATGTGCAAACACAGCTTGACGGCAAACAACCAGTAGACTCTAATCTATCGACATTCTTAACAGCGTTAGATTTACCTACTTCTGATGGCACCAACGGACAAGTATTAGCAACTGACGGAGCGGGTAATATTACTTGGACTTCGGCGGGCGGCGGCGCAAGTTCTGCGGGCGGTGAAGTGTACAGTTCTAAACCAATTCAGATAGGTGATGGTGCCGGCGGTTTTACATCTGACGCTAATTTAACATGGGGTGCTGCCACTGGCGGTTCGTCATACGGTGGACAACTACAGGTTGGCCAACACTCAGGTTCAGGTCATGTTTCTTATGTTTCTACTTGGGGGTTAACAGGCCCAGGACAGGGTGGCACCCTGCAAAATCAGGTCCGAGGAACTGGCTTATATATCAAAATGTGGAATCAGGCTCGCACGGAGACGGATCTTCCTATATTTCTCCTGGGTGGGCAAACAAATTACACCGGCGGGGTGAACCTGACAAAACAGCAGATACAACAATATGGTTTAATATGGCCAGCAACCGAGGATGATTATGGTGAGCTGGGGTATGATGCTAGCACATATGCCGGTGCATTTATTAAAAACGGTAAGGTACTTAATAGAAATACTGTATTAACCGGTGGTGCCGGAACTCAAACTTATGATTGTCAATATGGTTTTAATTTTATTCACAATACTCCACAAGGCGATTGGACTCCGAATTTAATAAAAACAAAAACCGCAGCTGATAATCATGGTAAGATGATAAATAATGACTACGGCATTTGGTATTCTAATTTTAGTGTTCAGGTTAAAATATTAATCACTCAAGGGGCTACCCCATATATGCCGACGGCCTTACAAATAGAAGGCACCTCAATTACTATAGATTGGGAAGGCAATAGTCAGCCCAGTGGTACAGCAAACGGAAAGGACATAGTAACTTTTGATATTTATCATGGCGCCACGTTAGGTGCAAGTTACGCATTAGGTAGTAGTAAATCATACGGCGGCGTATAATAAAGGATAAATAGTAACATGGCATTAGCATCAAGACAAGAACTAATCGACTACTGTTTACGCAGGCTTGGTTTTCCAGTAATTGAAATTAACGTAGATGAAGATCAGGTCTCTGATCGCATTGATGATGCCTTGCAGTTTTGGTACGAGTATCACTTTGATGGTCGTCAAAAGACTTTTATTAGTCATCAGATAAGCGGTGACAAAATATATTTTGCTTCAAACATTTTAGTAGCAAATTTTGTTGTAGGAGATATTTTAACAGGAGCAACCTCGGGAGCTACTACCGTTGTTAAGAATATCAATACAACCTCCTATTACTTAGAGTGTGAAAATACTCAAGGAACATTCGTAGCAAGTGAAGCAGTCATCGGATCTATTTCAGGTTCGGGTGCTACTTTACACGCCACAACATTTTTTGTATCCGGTGACATGGGAAACAAATATATTGAAGTGGGTGACGGTGTTTTGTCTGTAACTAGAATGTTCAACTTTGGTGGAGCGGCTACTAATAATACAAGAGACGGACAACTGTTTGATATTATGTATCAGTTTAGACAGAATGATCTATATAACTTACTTGGTGCTGACATGACTTATTATACAATCGTACAAAGTCACTTGTCAACACTTGAGCAGTTACTTGTCAATCAGAGACAGATTCGTTTTAATAGGAAAATGAATCGTATATATGTGGACACCGACTGGGACAAGACTTTTAATCCTGGCGACTATGTTGTATTTGAAGCATATAGTATTGTAGATCCAACAGAATTTTCCGAAGTGTATGACGATATGTTTTTGAAGAAATACGCTACTGCCTTGATTAAAAGACAGTGGGGTGAGAACATGAAGAAGTTTGGAGGCATACAACTTCCTGGCGGCGTCACACTAAACGGAGATAAAATATACGAAGAAGCTATAACTGAGATTGATAAAATCGAACAAGATATGCAGTTAAAGTACGAGCTTCCTCCGACATTTATGGTGGGATAATAGATGCCCACTAACTTTTATTTTCAATCAGGATTAACTAGCGGGACCTCATCTGAGCAACTCCTAATAGAAGATCTGATTATTGAAAGCCTTAAAATATACGGCCATGACGTATATTATTTACCACGCACTCTTATAAACGAAGACACTATCTTTGATGAAGATACCTTGTCTCAGTTTACTCAAGCATATCCTTTAGAAATGTATTTGGAAAATGTAGAAGGGTTTGAGGGTCAAGATCTATTCACTAAATTTGGTATTGAGTTTAGAGACCAAGCTACCTTTGTTCTTGCAAGACGCAGATGGCAGGAACTAGTAGTATCTAGTGGCGGAACATTCACACAGGACACTAGACCTTCTGAAGGCGACTTACTATATTTTCCAAAAACAAGTTCTTTGTTTGAAATTAAACTTGTAGAGTTTTCAGATCCTTTTTATCAGGCAGGTAAACTCTACATCTTCAGACTACAGTGTGAATTGTTTGAATACAGCAGTGAAGTTATTGAAACCGGTGTTGCAGAGCTTGATGCTATTGCTACAGAAAACACTTCAGATATGCTGTTATATCAGATGTTCTTAGAGACAGGAGAGCTGTTATTACTAGAAGACGGTGCCTCGTTGATACTTGAAGAATATCAAGCAGACACCTCATCTGCTACAACTGATGTTGCGGCATTTAACGATTTTAATGACTTAGAGGATATTTTAGATTTCTCTGAAGTTAATCCTTTTGGAGAAATTAGATAATGTTTTTAAATAGACAATTTTATCACAAACATATCAAAAAGGCAATTACGGCTTTTGGTATGATATTTAATAACATCAATATAAACCGAGAAGATTCTGACGAGGTTATCCAACAGGTATTAAGAGTTCCGTTATCATATTCTACAAAGCAAAAGTTTTTATCACGTATTGCGTTAGTAGACGATGCTTCAAATAGAGGGGAAGTAGCTATAACATTGCCGAGAATGGGATTTGAAATTCAACAATTTACATTTGACGCTGCTCGCAAAATCTCTCCTATACAGAAAAACAAAGCGATTGCTGAGGGAGAGTCTGTATTGGGCGTAAGACAAACATTTGTATCGGCTCCCTATAATATGTCTCTTTCATTATATGTGTTTGCTAAAAATCAGGAAGATGGATTACAAATTATAGAACAGATACTACCATTTTTTACTCCTGACTTTACCATTACAGTAAATGAATTGCCCGAGTTAGGAATCAAAAGAGATATTAAAATTACTTTAGACAGTATAGATTATGATGATGACTATGAAGGAGACTTTGCAAAAAGAACAAGTATTATTTGGACACTTAATTTTACTATGAGGCTTAATTTCTATGGATATGTTTCTAATCAAAATATTATCAGAGAATCTATTGTAAATGCTTACAATAGTTTAGATAATGAGAATGCTCAGGGCATCAAGGCAACAGCTACAATACAAGCTACCGGTGAAGTAGATCCAGCATCGCCCTTAGATCCTCATGAGTTGGTTGTTGATTTGACAGATTTTTAAGGAGTTTGTTATGTATAAACTCAAGGTAAGAGTTATAGAGAAGTTACGCATTATCTATAAAAATAAATATATACACGAGCTATGGGTTTATAATCTTAAAATAGATAAAGAAGGACAATATACTTGGTCACACTATGACCAAGGAAATAGAATTATAGATTTACAACCTTCAGAGATTAGTTCCATATATGTTGTAAAGAGAAAGAAGGTTTTGTATTGGAGTAAAGTTAGAAAGATAAAGAAAAAACCTAAACCTCAAATTGTTTTAGATCAGTTTAGGCCTAAACAACCACCATTAGCCGTAAGACAAGAGACTAAAGTAGAGGGGGTATTAGATCCCCCAAAAGAGAAAACAGGATTTTGGAATTGACATGAGCACATTTGATAGTTTAGATGATACATTTAAAGTCTCGCCTACAAAGGCGCTGAACTCTAATTTAAAAAAGGTAAGAGAAGATAACAACTTACCTACTCCTGTCTCGACTCCTGAAAAAGAGTTAGAGGATGATTACCAAGAAGCGAGAGAAATGTTAAAAAGAACTGCTGAGTATTCTGAAGAAGCAGTTAAGGGCATTTTGCACATTGCTAAAAATAGTGACCACCCTAGAGCATATGAAGTTGCGGGACAGTTAATAAAAACAATGCAAGAAAACGCTAAGGATATGTTAGATGTGCAGGAGAAAAAAAGTAAGATTGCCGCCGAAACCAAACCGAAATCCACTGGCGGTGTAACTAATAACAATTTATTTGTAGGAAGCACCAAAGACTTATTGAGAGCATTGAATAAAGATATTATAGAACATGAGTGAAGAACGTACATCCTACCATGGAAACCCTAACCTCAAAAATATAGGGCACGAACATGAGTTTACACAAGATCAGCTCAGAGAGTATATCAAGTGTAGCAAAGATCCTATCTATTTTATTGAAAACTATTGTCAGATTATTACACTAGATAGGGGTCTACAATTATTTAAACTTTATGAATGTCAAAAACAAAAAGTAGATATTATACTTAACAATCGTAAAGTTATATTAATGGAAGGCAGACAGCAGGGTAAAACTGTTACAGCTGCCGCCTGTATCTTGTGGTATACTATTTTTAGTAGCGACAAGACAGTAGCCATTATGGGTAACAAAACAGCATCAGCAAGAGAGGTGTTGGCACGTTATCAAACTATGTACGAAAACCTGCCTATATGGATGCAGCAAGGCGTAAAGACTTGGAACAAAGGTGATGTTGAGTTAGAGAACAACTGTAGAATATTCACAGCAGCAACGACTACTTCAGGTATTCGTGGTAAGTCTGTAAACTGGCTATACATTGACGAGGCGGCAATCATTCCAAATAATGTTGCTGACGAATTCTTTGCTTCAGTATATCCTACAATTTCTGCTGGTGAAACCACAAAGATTCTACTCACTTCTACTCCTCTTGGCTACAATCACTTCTGGAAGTTCTGGAATGAAGCAGAGAAAGGACACAACGGGTTTGTCCATCACTTCATACCCTACACTGAAATCCCAGGTAGAGATGAGAAGTGGGCTGAAGAACAACTTAAACTTCTTGGTGAGTTAAAATATACTCAAGAAGTTTTATGTGAATTTTTAGGTTCATCTAACACACTCATTAGCGCTAGAACTATCGCTACATTGAGCTCCAAAGAGCCTATTTTTTATAATGATGATGGATTGAGAATATACGAAGAGCCAAAAGAAAATCATTATTATTGTATTACTGTAGACACTGCTCGTGGTATTGGCGGTGACTATTCTGCTTTTGTGGTTAACGATATAACAGAAATGCCATACAGGGTAGTAGCGACATTTAGAAATAACAAGATAGCACCTCTGTTATATCCTGAGGTGATAGCTAAGTTAGGTAGAGACTATAACAATGCGTACATACTATGTGAAAATAACGACATAGGTGGACAGATTGTTGAAATTCTACACGAAGAAATAGAGTATGAGAACCTATTTAGTACAGTTACCGAAAAGGCCAGACAGTATGTTACTCCTGGTTTTGGTAGAGCTACAAGAATGGGTGTTAATACTTCTAAACAAGTGAAGAGGCAGGGGTGTTTCAACTTCAAGTCTCTTATGGAAGAAAAGAAACTATTAGTATTTGACGCAGAGATCATACATGAAATCTCAACCTTTATTGAAAAAGGCCAGGGATACCAGGCTGATGAAGGGTATAACGATGACTTAGTAATGTGTTTAGTCCTGTTTGGTTGGTTGTCTACGATGCCCTTCTTTAAAGAATTAGTAAACGTAAACACTAGAGAAGGCCTATATAATAAAGAAATAAAGTCAATTTCACAAGATCTTACTCCTTTTGTTCATGTAAAATCAAATGACGAACCAAAAGGCGAAGTTATTGATGGGGATTATTGGATAATGAATGACACTTGGCAACAGGCATTGAAGGATAGGCTGTATTAGATTACGGCACAAATAATAAAATTTATAAATAGTCAGATAAAATATGTATGTAATTGTCTGATTTAAATCGAGGAGAATAAATATGGCTTTTCAGCTATCACCTGGTGTACAGGTAACAGAAAAAGACTTGACTGCCGTTGTTCCTGCTGTTGGAACTTCTATCGGTGGTACGGTTATTGAATCTGCCTGGGGTCCTGCTAATGAAATTACTACAATCAGTTCTGAAAATGAATTGGTTGCTCGTTTCGGCAAGCCTCTCGCAGACGCAACTTTAAACAAGAAATGGTTTTCCGCAGCTTCTTTCTTAGCATACACTAACACTCTTAAAGTAGTTCGTGCAGTGGGCTCTGCTTCACTTAACGCAACTTCTGATGGTGCAGGCGTATTGGTAGCGAACGAAGATACTTATAACGCAGGTGCTACTACAGGCTCAAACGCTGACGGTGTTTGGACTGCAAAATATGCTGGAGCTTTAGGTAACAGCTTAAAAGTTTCCTTTGCTGATAGCACAGGTGACGGCACTTCTGCTTATGCTTCTTGGGCATATAAGTCTGAATTTGATTACACCCCTGGTACTACAACTAATGTTGCAGCAGCAGGCGGTTCCGGTGATGAATTACATATCATCGTAATTGATGAGGACGGAGCAATTTCAGGTACCGCTGGTACTGTATTAGAAAGATTCGCCGGCGTATCCAAAGCATCAGACGCTAAAGACTCACTTGGTCGTTCTAACTTCTACAAAGATGTAATCAATACTCGCTCTCAGTACATTTGGTGGGCATCACACCCAGCAGCAGGTACTACTTTCGGTAGCGAAAAAACAGGCACTGCTTTCGGTGCAGGTCATATTCAAGCTGAAGCGGTTGTCTCTTTAAGCGGCGGTGTTAACGGTACTATCAGTGACGGTAACTTAATTAGTGGTTATTCTTTATTCGCAAATGACGAATTAGTAGACGTTAACCTTATTTTCGTAGGAGATGCCAACGCTACTGTAGGCGACACTGTAATTGATACTGTTGCTGAAGTTCGTAAAGACTGTATGGTATTCGTATCACCCGCACAGGCCTCTGCAGTAGATAACACAGGCAATGAGGCGGACGATATTGTAGCAGAAATGGCTTCATACACTCGTAGCTCTTATGCCGTAATGGATAGTGGTTGGAAATATATGTACAACCGTTATGCAGATGTTTATATGTGGATCCCATGTAATGGTGACGTTGCAGGCCTTTGTGCCAAGACTGATGACGTTGCAGATCCTTGGTGGTCACCTGCAGGATATAACAGAGGCGCCATTAAGAATGCCGTCAAGTTAGCATATAGCCCTAACAAGACAGATAGAGATACTCTATACAAAGGCGGTGTAAACCCAATCGTAGGCTTCCCCGGTTCAGGCATTGTTCTGTTCGGCGACAAGACTATGCTTGAGAAGCCTAGCGCATTTGACCGTATCAACGTCCGTAGACTGTTTATTACATTGGAAAAGGCAATTGCTACAGCTGCTAAGTTCCAGTTGTTTGAATTCAACGATGCTTTCACTAGATCACAGTTCAAGGCTATTGTAGATCCTTTCTTACGTGACGTACAAGGTCGTAGAGGCATTTACGCATTTAAGGTTGTTTGTGACGAAACTAACAACACTAGCCAGGTAATTGATAGTAACGGCTTCGTAGCAGATATATTCATTCAACCTGCCCGATCAATTAACTTTATCCAGTTGAATTTCATCGCTACCCGCACAGGTATTAGCTTTGATGAGATTGGCGGTTAAGGCATAAATAATTAAAAACAGGAGAACGAGATGAATATTGAAGATTTTAAAACAAAGCTAGGAGCTGGTGGTGCGCGCCCTAATCAGTTCAGGGTTTTCTTAGATGTACCGGGCGGCGTCCCCGGAATTGTAGGTGATTATAGCTTGCTTGTAACAGCAGCCGCTATTCCAGCATCGACAGTCAACCCTACTATTGTTCAGTACAGGGGTCGTGAAGTTAAGTTAGCAGGTGAGCGCATTTTTGATCCTTGGACAATAACAGTAGTAAACGATACTGACCAGACTATTAGGACGATTATCGAAAATTGGATGGCTTCAATGAACGACAATCAGACCAATCGTGGTAATTTGGACCCTGCTTCTTATCAAACAAATTTAAAAGTGCAACATTTAAATAGAAATGATGAAGTAATTACAAACGGAACGTATACTTTAGTAGATGCTTTCCCAATCCAGATGTCTGAAATTGCATTAGCATATGCTCAGAATGATGTGTTAGAAGAATACACTGTCACATTCCAGTATCAGTATTACATCAACGCTGATCTTTAAAGCAGGAAGATGATATAGAATGAATATTTTTGGATTTGAGATAACTCGGGAGAAGCCACCTAAGACTGAAAAGTCTTTCGTGGCTCCTTCAGACGAAGGCGGTGTAGAGACAATTCGTGCAGGTGGGTACTACGGTACCTACCTGGACATTGATGGAGTTGCTAACACTGAAGCAGAGTTAATCAAGCGTTATAGGGACATTGCTATGATGGCAGATGTAGATGCTGCTATTGAGGACATAGTAAATGATTCTATTGCGAATTTAGATGATGAAGCAGCATTAAAATTAGACCTTGATAAAACCGGTCTAAGTAATGGTGTTAAGAAAAGAATAGATTACGAGTTTCAATATATTTTACGTTTATTAGATTTTAATAATAGAGCTCAAGATTATTTTAGACGTTGGTACATTGATGGAAGAATGTATTTTCATAAAGTAATTGATACTGATAAACCTGAGTTAGGTATTAAAGACGTAAGATATATTGACCCACGTAAAATTACAAAGGTTAAAGAAGTAAAGAAAGAAAAGAATCAACAAGGGATTAACTTTGTTACCAATGTTGAAGAATTTTTTATTTTTAATGAGAAAGGATTAGCTACTAAACCTGGACAATATAAAGCATCTGACAATGATAATGGTTTAAAGATTACAAAAGATGCTATTGTTTATTGTCCGAGTGGGCTGATAGATCAGGACAAAAATATTCCTGTTTCTTATCTGCATAAAGCAATCAGACCAGCTAATCAACTTAGAATGATGGAGAACGCTGCGGTAATCTATCGCATAACACGAGCCCCTGAACGTAGAATATTTTATGTTGACGTTGGCAATTTGCCAAGCAACAGAGCAGAACAATACCTGAAGGATATCATGGATAGATATCGTAACAAGTTAGTATATGACGCCAACACAGGTGAAGTTAGGGACGACAAAAAGTTTATGTCTATGTTGGAAGACTTTTGGCTTCCACGTAGAGAAGGTAGTCAGGGTACAAGTATTGATACGCTGCCAGCAGGACAAAACTTAGGACAGATAGAAGATATTGTTTACTTTCAAAAGAAATTGTATCAGTCCTTAAATGTTCCTGTATCGAGATTAGAGCAGCAAGCAGGTTTAAACTTTGGCCGAGCAGCTGAGATTAACAGAGACGAATTGAAGTTTACTAAGTTTGTTTCTAAGTTAAGAAGAAAGTTCTCTGCCATATTTGACGATCTTCTTAAAACACAATTAGTATTAAAAAATATTATAACCGAAGAAGATTGGAAAGAGATTAGAGAACAGATTGTGTACAAGTATGCACAGGATGCTTACTATACAGAATCAAAGAATCAAGAGATTCTTAGAAGTAGAATAGAGGTTTTACAGGGCGCTGCTGCATTTATTGGGTCGTTGTATAGTAAAGAGTATGTTCAAAAGAATATTCTTATGCTAACTGACGAAGAACTTGAAGACATTAATATGCAATTGCAAATGGAAGAACCATTTATGACGCAAGATCAAGAACATGATATGGCAATGCAACAACAGCAGGCCGAATTGAGCGGGGGTAACGAGAATGGATAGACAAGCAGCTATCAAAGATATGATGGACAGTATTATCACAGGTAAATCCAGTGAAGTACAAGATAAGTTTAATGCAATTATGCAGGCTAGAGCCGGCGATGCTCTTAATGATTATAAACAAGAGCTTGCAAGAAGTGTTTTTAAGAATCCGGAATTAGAAGCAATGGGTTTGGCAGATGGCGAAGAACATATTCTTGAGGTAGACCCTGCCGCCGAGCCTGAAACAGTCGAAACAGGAGACGATAATGAAGACGTTTAGACAATTCAGAGAAGGCGTT